CAACGGGATCTCCGATGTCAAGGCCAAGGCGTTGAACATCGCATTGAACAATCCAAAAACTCAAGGTGAATATGATTTTCCTGTACTTACAGATTTATTAAAAGAAATCGACATCGGTGAGATAGACGTTCCAGAGCTTACGGGATTTTCCGATGCCGAGATCGATGAGATGTTAGGCATTGAGGACGAAGTCGTCGAGGACGAGCCGCCCGCCGTACAGGAGAAGGCGATATCGAAAACCGGGGACTTGTGGCTGCTTGGTGAACATCGTTTACTCTGCGGAGATTCGACCAAGGCCGAGGATGTCGAGCGACTGATGGGCGGGGAGAAGGTTCAAATGCTTTTAACTGACCCTCCCTACGGTGTTGATTATAGCAGCAAAAATGAATTTTTGAACAACGCGGATAAAAGAAACCGTATACAAACAGACATCATCAACGACACTGAGAATGCAGAGGACACAGTTGGATGTTGGCGAAAGTATTTTAGAAACGTAAAACAGTATTTGCAGGGCGGAGCAAATTATTACATCAACTTCAGTGGTGACAAACTCCTCCTCCTCCTCCTCCTCCTACTACGAGAAGATGAGATTAAATTACCAGAAAAACAAATTTTGGTGTGGGTAAAAAACAATCATGTATTAGGCAGAAGCAATTATAATTATAAGCATGAATTTATTTTGTATGGATGGAACGGCAGTAAGGGCCATAAATATTATGGCGGGTTTGATACAACCGTTTGGGAAATAGATAAGCCACTCAAGAACGATTTACACCCAACAATGAAGCCAATTGAATTATTGGTTAGAGCCATCAAGCATGGTTCAATAAATGGGATGATTGTTTACGATGGTTTCCTCGGCTCCGGCTCCACCCTCGTCGCTTGCGAGCAGACCAACCGCAAGTGTTACGGGATGGAAATAGACGCTCATTATTGTGATGTAATAATCCGTCGCTGGCAGAACCTAACAGATCAGGACGCGACGCTTGACGGTAAGACGTTCGCAGAGATAGAAACCGAGCGGAGTAAATAATGCCAGCATCGAAGAAATCTCGTGAGGCCGCACTCCACAACCGCGACAGGCGGCGGCTGGACGCCATCACCATGCGTAACCTGCCCGCGATAGCCCGGAAAATCCGGTTGGCGGCCATGCGTGCGTACACGCGAGGGCAGGACATAAACGCGGCAATCGACATGGCATTCGAGAATTTCGCACCACTTCTCGTAGACGCGGCGGTAGCGGCTCATTTATCCGGGCGGCTCCGTGCGATCCGCAGCACGACCGCACACATGGCTGAAACCCGCAAGGCCGCTGGCCCTTATGACGAGGCCGTAGGATTCCTCCAGAGGCGAATGGATATCCCTGACGAGCAAGTGGCCGTTATTGCTAAGGAATACGCACCCGAGGCCGTCCAAGTTACAAGGAATGCCTCTGTCGCAGTAGAAGTAAAGGCACAAAAGGCAATTACACAGATAATCGAGGAAGGCCAGCACGGGCGTGAGGCAATCCAGACGCTTCGGGCCTCACTCGATGCGTCCGGGCTGGCAGCGAATAAACCATATCTTCTCGAGACACTCGTCAGAACACAGATTCAGGTAGCGTATTCCGCCGGGCAATGGAACGCCAATCAAGACCCAGTGATTGACGATATGCTTTGGGGCTATGAATACGTTACCGCTGGCGATGACCGTGTGCGGCCGAACCATGATATTCTTGACGGTGTGCGATTGCCGAAGGACGATCCGCAGTGGACGGAGATATTTCCGCCCAACGGATTTTCGTGCAGGTGCGATGCACTTGAGATTTACAAAGACGAAACGGAGCTTGCTACCGAAAACCCACCGATAGAAAAAGAAATCGATGGTGTAATGGTACAACCGGTGCCGGACGTCGGATGGAATTTCAATCCGGGCATGGTTGTCCAGGATACTATCGGGCCGATAGGCTAAAGCAGATCGACTTCCTTACATTTCAACGCCTTGGCTATTTTTTTCTATGAATAACGAACCCCGGAATATCGTAGTAATTATAGAACCAGATAAGGAGAATTACATTGTCTAAAAAACAAACTGGTAAAAAACGAACCAAATCCTCGGCATCGCGTCCTCCACGCATAGCCGCTGCGTTTGCTGGAGCAAAATTTAAGGCTGCTGAGTCTGCGAGATTTAATGGACAGGGCCAATCTATTCAGCGGTTCCGCAAAGATATGATTTCTGTTGGGGTTTATCGACACCCATTCCACGAATGGACAATGGATGTTACTACAGATCGTATGGACAGATGGATAGCAACCTTTTCTACTATGCGCGAAAACGGTGTCGATATTGAAGTTGTAGTCGATCACAGTATGGAAGCGGAAGCCGTCCGTGGTTACTTGGTCGATATGTTCCGTGAAGGCGATACGCTGTTCGGAATCCACGAACTTATCGGCGAGGACGCTATAAAATTAGCACAGACTGTGAAAAATGTTTCTGTCTTAATTGACAGGGAGTACGTCGATGGCAAGGGCAACTCTTACGGAGAAGCAATAACACATTCGAGTATCGTCCAGCAGCCGGTAGTCCCCGGTCAAGAGGGATTTATTCCTATCGCCGCGTCAAGGGGCGTGAATAGTCCTGCAGCGATATTCGTATTATCTACAGAAGGCAATAAACAGAATCAGGAGAAAATTATGACTGCTGAAATGCTGACAAAAATTAGAGACATTCTTGGGGCTGGTGAAGATTTTACCGAAGAGAACATGCTGACTCGCTTGGAAGAGCGAATTAAGGCCGACACCGACAACAAGTTGAGTCTTACCGAGGAGCTTACCAAACTCAAAGGCGAAGTTGAAGCACTCAACGCCAAAGGTAATGCCGCCAGCAAGGTAGACCCGGACGTGCTGGACGAGCGAGCGGAAACATCCGAAGAGAAGATCGACGGTCTTGTCGAAAAAGCCAAGATAACACCCAAGGTTGCTGCCAGCCTGAAAGATATTCTTATCGGCAAGGCCGGTAAGCGTAATGCTTACATGCTTAGCCGCAAGGTTTCCGGCACGGACGAATCCATTGCCCGTAAGGTGATAAAGGCTCTGGAAGAAAATGATCCGATTGAATTGGGTGAAAAAACCAAGGCGCAATCCGTAACGTTGAGTCGGACAGTCCCGGACGCAGAATTTAAGCCCGATGAAAAAGAAACCGAACGCACAGGTGATATTGCAATGGAAGCGTCTGGCCAAGTACCAAAAGAAAAATAATAAGGAGCTATTAAAATGGCTAATCCGCAAAGTGTACCAACATTACGAGAACTTCAGACGGCAACTCCTCGACTTATCAGTCTGAGTAGCGAACGATACCGCGAAGGCGGGGCAATTATAGACGGCGATTATTCCCGTGACCCACTTAATACCAGCAACGTAGATTATCTCCGCGCCGGACTGGTCATGGGCCAACGAACAACCGGAAGCAAGTTTGCGCCATCGATTATCGGTGTGCTCGCATCGGCTTACGATAAGGACGGTTCATTCGACGAGGTAATGACCGTTTCTGCGGCAACCGCTACGGAAATTGTCCGTCGAATTGGTTCGACTGGTTCGTTCAACGTCACCGGCCCGCCAAGTGCCGCAGGTACTGTAGCGACCGAAGAGGTTACATATTCCGCCGTCAATACGTCCACAGGTGCGATTACGGTCACCGCAGCTGCGGCGGATTATATCGCCGGTAGTTTCATCCAGCCTACAGATGGCAGCGAAACCCCGCTGTGCTTGGTTTCAAACGGATACCCGCTCAAGGTCACCAACGACAACGACGCAGATATCGACATCGATTTTGCGAAGATGCTTATCGGAGGCCGCCTCGATGCGAGTCAGATAATCAATTATCCCTCAGATACGAGTCTTGAGACTTGGATCAAGGGCAATCTTAACGGAACCGGGAATACGGTCAAGGGCCGTGCCCCGTTCTCGTTTGACGATGATATTTAAGGAGCTATACGATGGCTGTTAATTTGAATGAACTTATCGGTTTCACCCCAGTAATCGGTCCGCTTGTCGAGCGAATCAAAACAGGTCTGCCTACAGATTGGCTGCCATCGGCATTTACCAGGGTGACAAAGCGCGTTAGTGGTGCAACCGGAGAATATAAGCGCGTAGACGGTACGCGAGAAACCGCACTTCGCGTTGCTCGTGGTGCTCCGGCTGTAAGATTGGGGCAAAAGGGTATCACAAAGGTAGCTGTTACGGCGATCAATACCTTCCATGATATCATGCACGAACAAGAAACGCTAGAAATGTTGTTTAGCGACAGTTCTGAAGTACGAATGGAAGGCAAGGACGAAATTACTCGCCAGACGGGTTATTTTTACCAACAGATTCGTAATCTGCGGTTATCCGCTGTCGCATCCGCGCTTGCCCTAGGTGCGATATACTTCGATATTAACGGGAACCTTCTGCCAAGCTCAAGCGACGCTGCCGTAACAATCGACTTTGGCATTCCCGCCAGTAACAGAACTCAACTTGATATTCTCGGCGATGGCTCGATTATCAATGCTTCGTGGGCAACCGCGACAACCGATATTGTTAGTCAACTGACTGCAATTCGTCAGCAGATAGCAAAGAAATGCGGTTACATCGTAACGGATGTATTCTACGGAGCAAGTATTCCCGGATATATCGCGAAGAATAACAACTTTGCGAATATCATCAAGGGCAATGCGAACGTCGCAAACGAAGTCAAACAGGGCATTATACCCGCCGGGACCGGTGGATTTGACTGGCATCCCGCAACCGACGCTTTCTACGAAGACAATGATGGCGATCTCAACACATGGTTCGGTGATGACACTGTAGTATTCGTTCCGAAGGTCGAGCGAAGCTGGTGGCAGTACATTGAGGGCAGCAATCTTATCCCGACCTCACTTGGTCAGGTTGCCGCCGACGCCGCCGCCGAAGCAAGAAATATCAAAAAGGTATTCGGGTTCTACAGCTATGCGACGATGACACATAATCCGGTAGGTGTTCAGCACTTTGCAGGCGATACGTTCCTGCCGATTATAGCCGCACCTTACGCTGTGGCAATTGGTGATGTAACTCCGTAAAAATTCGTAGCTTCATTTTCTTTTCTTCAAGATGGTGGCGGGTTGGATGATTCTGGCCCGCCATTTATTAACTATGGCAAATTATATTGTACAGTCTGACATCGAATCCGTTTTTGGTGCGGACAATATAGCCACATGGTCTAATTTGGATAACATCGACGCATCCGCCAATACAGATCGAATAACCTCAGCAATCAATTATGCCGAGGCGGTTATTGACGATAGATTCCGCAGCACCCGCTACGCCGTTCCGTTACAGGGCGACGGTGTTGTTTTGTATGTAGTTAAAGACTGGGCGGCGAAGCTCGCCGGTATCTGGTTATATCAAAGCCGGGGAACGCACGATGATAACGAAGAGGGCGACAAACTGTCTGATGTAAAAGAAGCAGTTTTGGGAGAAATGGATACTTATCTTTCCAGCCAACGAGAATTAAATGCTGTGTACAGTCATAGCGATATACCTACTGTTCCAATTGTTATTTAGGAAAGGAAAAATATAATGGCAAAAAAGAATGTCCCAAAAAGAGATGGAAGTGGTCGCGGTACGAGAGACAATCAGGGGCGTGGTGGTTGCAAGACAACGAAAACAAAAGGCCAGGGTTCTAACCGCAAATAAATTCGTAGGTTTTGACAATGCCAAAAATGCCATTGATTGTCGCGTTTTACACGCCCGGCCCTTACGAGGCGGAGGCCGCGAGATTCAAGGCGTCTCTCGATAAGTTTGCACTTCCGTATGAACTCGATATTCTCCCTTGCCAGGGGACATGGTTTGCGAACTCACATCAAAGGCCGGGATATCTGCTCAAAAAAATTACCGAACACCCTAGGGTTCCGCTGTTAAGTCTTGATGTCGATTGCGTATTACACAGTAATCCACTACCTCATGTTGCCGGGATTAAAACAGATTTCGCCGTGCATTATTTCCGTGACATTGAGCCTCTGCCTGGTACGTTACTGGTAGGTACTACCGAGAATGCCCGTAAAGTGCTTTACGAATGGCGTGAGATAAACCAAGAACGCCCAGAGCGGTCTGACCGGGCGAATTTTTCCGAGGCCATAAAAAGATTTGGTCTGGCAAAGATAAAAAAACTCCCGCCCGAACTGTGTTACATCTTCGATAAATCGCGTGAGGTTTATCCCGAAGTGGAGCCGGTGATCGAACATTTGCAGGCATCGCGTGGGCTTCGAGATTTAATAGGTAAGAAATGAAAATTGCGGTTTTATCATATCTGGCTACTTACGGTAACGCACCGACGTTAGCGAGGGCCTTTTCTGATCTCGGCCATGACGTGCGGTTGATTTTGCGATATCGGAATCACGAAGATCATACAGATTTCGGATTTATTGATGAATTTCCCTGTATGCAAATCGAAAAAGAGCATGACTGCAAAGAAGCTATTGATTGGGTAGCTGATGCGGATCGCATTATTGTTATCGGTATGCCGAGCTTATTATGGGTTTTGCCGCGTGTTATAGACAAACCTGTTGACTTCGTCCGCGAAAAAGGCGGAGCAATAATTCTCAGTAGTTCACATCTTATGTTGGGAATGCAAAGCTGGCATCGAGAAATCAAAAAATCCGGGTTATCACCTGCGGAATGGAACCAAGGACGGATACGCAAGAGTGGACTGACGGTATTTATCCAGCCTCATAAAAAGACTTACATTGGCGATATCGAGGCCCACTGCTGGTATCCGCCGATTCCATCTATTCAAGTAAACATCGCCCCATCAAATAAAATCGTGATCGGACATTCACCCGGAAAGAAAAATCGCTGGCACTGGAAGGGTACTGAAGAGATACAAAATACTCTGGAATGTCTTTGTAATAAGTATCCTAAAGTCGAATACGAGATTCTTGACGAAACTCAACATACAGAATGTTGCGAAGCTAGACGTGGCTGGCATATTTGTATAGATCAGATTTGTCTTGCCCACGATGTACTTGGCCAGAAACAATACTGTGGCGGACTTGATAAATCCGGGCTTGAGGGCATGGCTGCGGGGTGTGCGGTAATTACAAGTGGTGGGCCGTTAATTTTCGGTGATGAATTTCCACGTCCGCCAGTAATAATCACAGGGCATAATCAATTACAATTTGCTTTAGATGCGCTGATACAAGATAGCCAACGGATATCAGATATGGGTAATGCTGGTCGAGAATGGGTACAAAAGTATTGTGATCCGAAATTTGTAGCGAACAGGATATTGGAGATAATAAAATGAAACGTGTTTTAATGGTTATTGGGGCGGTACGTCGGTGGGCTATTGGGAATCGTGCGCGTGGATTAGCTGAAGTTCTTGGTGCGGATTACGATATAGAAGTTGTTAGTCAATCACAGTTGCCTCCAGATCCTAGTATTTATCACATAATACACCTGCATACGCCATGTATATTGCCACGCTTCGTCAAAGCCCCAGGTTATGTAGAGCATCCTTGTTGGGGGCTTGAGGTTATTTCTGTTCGTTCAAATAAACATCTTGTGATATGTGCTGATGCGATTAAGCAGGCGTCGTTTTGTATTGTTAAAAATCCACGATTATTAGATGTCGCACGGCCGCATGTTAAAGGCAATTGTGTTTTGAAGTATATTCCAAACGGTGTTGACGAACGGACATTCTTTCCTCCGCCAGTTTATGTTGGGTGGTGTGGGAATAAACGCCCGGACAGCATAGAGTACAAAGGCGTTGAACTTATTGAACAAGCGGTTAATAAGCTGGCAAAGAAATGGAGTAAGTATCTTCACATCGAATTTGTGACAGACCCCGGCGATTCCCCAACGCGCATCTTGAATCAGAAGGAAATTGCCCCGTGGTATCGTACATTGTCTGTGTATGTAAATGCTTCTGATGGTGAAGGCTGTAGCAACACTACACTGGAGGCTCTTGCGTCAGGTGTCCCGGTTGTTACTACCAACACGGGTATTGTCCCGGAATTGGCCGACAAATGCGATGTGCGAATTATAGATCGTTCTGTCGAAGGAATAATGGCGGGATTACAAGATATTCTTAACCCGCTTATCATGCGCAGAAAAATTGCCCTTGATGATTACCGATGGAGACTAATTTCAAAACAATACAGTGAAGTTTATGAGGAGGCACGTTCGTTATGAAATGGTTGTTCTTAAGGTCGGCTCATGTAGGTGAAGGCGGGACGAATCCCGATCCCATATTGGATATCGATACTGATATGTGGTGTGGGCTATTTGCCGAAATTGTAAATCAGGATGGCGGAACTGGGATAATCGCCAAATATGGCGAACCGATGAGTTTTACTTATCCCACGGAAAATAATTTGCGTGGTGTTAGGAGCCTGAACTTGGGGGACGTGGCCAAGGAGTTTAATCCTGATGTAATTTTCGACCGTGGAGGGTATTCGGAATATCACGACGCATTAGACAGGGCTGCTTTTAGAATTTACTACGGAGCAGGAATGCGATGGAACCCTCCCGATGATTACGATTTGGTTCTTGTCGATACCAAAGACCAAGCGGAGGTCGTTTCGCAAGCACATCCACAATCAAGAGTTTCTGTAATACACAAACCCGCTGCAAATTGTTTTGTCCCAGTTAAGACCATAAAGCAATATGACTTTGTTTATATCTGTAACAGGCCGAGTATTTCAAAAGGTACGAAATGGATTGTTGATAGATTGCCTCCCGGGTCAAAAGTATTGAGGATTGGGCCGGTAGACGAGTGGTTTGATAGAGCGTTGAATATCAATGTTACGTTTATGGGCAGATTGGATAAACCAGATATTCCGGCATGCGCGTGCGGTGCAAAGGTTGGAATTGTTTGCGATGATGGCAGACACGACAGTGGGCCTCGCGTGATATCAGAATTATTAGCGATGGATATTCCGATTCTTTTGCGAGACACAGTTAGGACTGAAATCCCGATTCTCAGTATGCCAACGTCTCCTTTTTTAGGGCTAACTTGTAACGACGATAACTTCGGTAAACAATTGAAAAGAATTTTGGGTTGTTATAAATCATTCACGCCAAGAAATTGGTACGATATTTATATGTCCATGAAAAAAACTGCATCCGAAATCGTGGAGATGATTTAATGCAAAAAGTATTTAAGGATAATTGGTGGATTGGCGAACTTGCAGAATATGGTGGTGTACCTGCGAATGTAATCGAGGCATACAAGCAAACGAAATCAGGCGCATTTGAATCTGCGAAATGGTTTCGTGACGAGCATCGGCAAAGAGTAGAAAGAAACATGAAACTGATGCCACGATTATTTGAAGGCACGCCACTAAAAATTCTCGATGTAGGTGCGGGAATGTGTGGTCATGCGGCCGCGTGTCGCTGGCTTGGTCATAATGTTATCGGAACCGAGAAACCGAACTCAAAATATAGTCCGATATCAAAACACATGTTCATACCAATTTCAGATTATACGATTGATGTGAAAAGTCGGCTGCCGTTTGACGATAACGCTTTCGATGTAGTTCTCTGCATAAGTGTATTGACTCAACACACTCCAGAATTTCGCGCATTGATTCCGCATGTAATACGTGAATTATCGAGGGTTATTAAGTCTGGCGGACAGGTATTCGTTGGGTGGTGGAAGCCAGAGAAGCAGGCATGGCTACCTGAATTTCTACCTGAAAATTGTACGGAAGAAACAATATCACAAGGAAAACTTTTTTTCAAAAGATTGACAAAAAAATGAACAATGGAATACCAAAAATGAACAATGAAACACAAATACCAAAGGGTGCTGTGTACGTTGCGTTTGGGAATGAATATGCAAAAGTTGCAGCAGCATCAGCACTATCGATTGCAAAGCATTGTTATTTGCCGGTACACATTATTTGTAACGTTGATTATTCAGAATATGAATGGCCGGAAAACACTACTTTTGAACGACTTGATTTGCCTGATGATGTGAATAGACAGATACGGGTCACGATGTATGAAAGAACGCCGTTTAATCGCACGTTAATGCTTGATACTGACTGCCTGGTAACAAGTGGCAAGATAGCACTTCCACTTGATTATTTAGACCGATTTGATATGTGTCTGATGGCATATCGTCCGTTGAGTGATTATAAAAATTCTCCGCAATGGCAATCTGCGAGGGACATGCTGCATTGCAGCAATAGTTATGTAATGGCAGGTGGTGTCATATATTTCAAAAAATCATATCGTGTGCAATATCTATTCAAATTGTGGGAAAAGTTTTGGAAG